CGGCTCGCCCGATCCCGACCCCACCGTCAACTTGTTGTTCAGCAAGCGGCCAAGCCGCTCACCAAGGGCCTTCGAGACCAGCTCGTTGACGTTGAACACGGCATCCTGCAGCAGTTGCAGCGGGATAAGCACAATGTCCGAGCTGAAGACGAAGCTGGAGAACGCCACCTGGCCGAAGGCCAGCGCAGTGTTCGTCACCTGGGTGTTGATACCCAGGATCCGGCCCGTGTTCGTGGTGTCGTTCATCGTCGGGTAGTCCAGCGGGTTGCCGGTCGCCGTATCCAGCGTTCCCACGTTGTTCAGAATGCCGCCGTAATACTTCAGGGCGACCTCCAGGTCCCGCTCCAGGTCGGTCGGGATCAGGTAGCCGCCGCCGGTGGTCGTAACCGTCTGCGCAGCATTCTTCACGTCACCCACAAACCGCGAGCGCAGCAGTTGCTTGTCCTCGGGCTCCATCCCCTCCATGCCGTGCGCCAGGAAGTTCCGGAACGCCGCCGAGTACGCCTTGTCCTTCTCCGCCTTGCCGCCGTCCGTCTGCGTGGCAGCAAGCGCCGCCAGCCGGTCCGGGTTCACTGTTGCCAGGTCCGCCGAAATCTTGTCGGCCTTCTCCGCCCGCGCGATGCTCTCCTCGTTCGCGCTGTAATCCTTCTCCAGCGCGTCGAACTTCTCAGCCTCAGCCGAGGTCAGGCCACGGTTGGCCTCCGCCTTGGCCGCATCGACAATCGCATGCATCTGCAGCGAGAGCCGCACATTTGCTTCCTTCAGTCCCTGCGCGTAAGTCATAGCGTTCTCCCTTTTTGGTTGATTTTGGCGTGCCCTGCGGACCCCCGGGGGCCCACCGCATCACGCACCGCCGCCCGTCGGCCTCGCTTGAGGCCGGTTGTGCGGGCGCGGTTTGAACTTGGGGTACTACTGCACCGGATGGCGGGCTGCATTCAGCAGCAGCAGCCGTGCCTCGTACTGGCTCAGGTTGGAACTCGCCGCGGCGGCCGATGGGCCGTGGTCGCAATCCTGATATTCGCAGCCTTCGTTCGTGCAATCGCCGCACTCGCCGTTCACGCACGGATCGCACGGGCAGCCGCATACATCGGCTCCCTCATCGGCCCGCGGCGCCTTCAGTCGCTCCGGGACGCGCCGCATCTTCTTCAGCGCCCGGAAGGATCCGGCCAGCGCCATCGCCTCCGCGCTCTCCGCCTCGCCCGCGCTGGCCACGTCCGTCGCAAACCCGGCGTCCACGCAATCCTGCGCGCCCATCCACGTCTCTTCGTCCATGATGGCCTTGATCTCTTCTGCGCTCTTGCCCGTCCGCAACACGTAGGCCTGCGCGATCGATCCCGAAACCTTGTCCAGCGTGTCGGCGCACTTGCGCATGTCGCCGGCATCGCCCGCACACAGCGTCCAGGCGTTGTGCACCATCATCATCGCCACCTGGCTCATCGTGATCGTCTCGCCGGCCATCGCGATGATCGACGCCGCCGACGCCGCAATCCCATCCACAAACACGTTCACCGGCTTGCCCTGCGCGCGCAGCAGGCTATAGATCGCCGCTCCTTCAAACGCATCGCCACCCGGAGAATTGATCCGCACGCGGATCGCCGAGAACGCGCCAGCCGCGTCCATCGCATCCTTCACGCCCTTCGCGGTCACGCCGGCGCCCGTCCACCAGTCGACGCCGATCTCTTCATAGACCAGCAGCTCCAGCGTGTCGTCCTTCAGCGCTGCCTTGAACTGCGGCTTCGTTGCCATTGCTCGCATGTTTTTATCCAATCAGCGCGGTCTTCAGCGCGTTATATGCTTCATTCGTCAACCGCGTCGCGGTCTCTGCTGCATTTTGCTGCGTCCATTCATGCGAGGAAGAAGCGATCTTGTGCGTGTGCGCGTTCACCTTGGCCTCGTCGTCTTCACTCAGGTCCTTCACGCTCATCAGGAACATCGTCAGCACCACCTGCCCCATCGCTGCCACCACCGGCTGGAAGGCGCGATAGACAAACGCCTCATCCGAGGCGCCCTTGCGGTTCACCGTCCGCCCCACGGCATCGCGAAACAGGCGTCGATAGCTGTTTACAATCCGCTCGCGGCGCACGTCCGTGAATGGCTCCGTCGGCTCGCCGGGTCCGCTGCCGTCGCCGCCGTCGTCGCCTTCATCTCCATCGGCCGCGCCATCCAGCAGCGCCGTCACGTTCACCACGTTCAGCGGGACTGTGCGCACATCGCCACCCTCGGCCTCGCTCACCGTATTCATGCGCAGGGAGCGCAAGCCGTCATTGATCGAGTACACGCCGCAACTGCGCAGCGCCTGGATGCCGGCCGTCTGCGAAGCAAAATCCCCGCGCTGGAAATCGTTGAAGTCGTGCTCGCAGAAAAATCCCTTGCCCAGCAGCTTGGAATCGATCTCCTGCTCGATGCCCACAGCCACGGGTCGCAGACAATAGCGCAGGTGGTCCAGCGACTGGTGCTCGATATTGTTGTTCGTCGCCCGCTGCAGGTCCTGCAGCAGATGCATCGCCACCCGGTAGAGCGCGGCGATCTCGCTGCGCTGAAACTGCCGCGTCTCAAGGAACTGCGCATCGTTCGGCGCGATCGACACCTGGTTCCATGTCATCCCCTCTTCCAGGATGAAGGGCTTTAGGGCATTCGATCCCGTCATCTGCTCCTGCACGCTCTGCTTCAGCCGCAGATAGGCTTCGTCGTTCAGCACATTCGGGTGCGTCAAGATCCCCGTCGATCGCGCCCCGTTCCCGAAGAACTGCGCACCGAAGCGCTCCGCGCCCAGCGCCAGGCCAAACGCATTCTTGCACTGCTGAATCGGCGAAAGCCCCACCAGCCCATTCAGCGAGAACCCCATGAAATGCAGCATGTTCTCCGGCTGGATATACTCCGGCATTCCGTCCAGCGTTGCTGTCGTCACGTACTGCAGCTTGCCGTCGATCATCGCCGGCGCCGTGCGGCTCGCCGGCAGCACATACAACCCGCGTGCCCGGCCGCCCCGGTCCCGCTGGATCACCGTGTAAGAGTTGCCCCATCCCAGCAGGTTCGTAATCTCGGCCCGCCGCATGGTCGAGCTGGTCATCGTCGCGCTGGGCGCTCCACTCACCAGGTCCCACAGCGGATGCTCCGGCGCCTCCCGCACCGAACCGTCCGGCAGCTTCTGGTAGATCGGCCGCCGCAGCGAAGAAAGGTCCGACGCGATGATGTTGATGCACGCAAACGCGGTCGTCAGCCGCATCGCCGTGTGCTCGTTCACCAGGATTCCGGCGTCCGACTTGCCGATCCCCAGCTGCTCTACCAGCGCCGAGTAGGGAAGTAGCGGCTGCGTCGGGTCCTCCACGCTGAACGCGCGGATGCCGAGCTTCGATGTAAGCAGACCCATCAGTTACCCTTGGCCCTTCGTGTCAGCCTTGCTGACTTCGCGCGACTGCGCGCGCTCCATCATCCACATCGAGCCGAGGCATAGTATCCCCGCCACAATCATCGCCACACGCCAGCTAAACGCCGCTATACCGCCAACCAGCAGCAACGCGCCAACCACCAGCAACACATCGGAGGCCGTCACTCGGCCCGCTTCCATCTGTTCCCGGCTCATAACGTCCTGATCCCCCGCGTCGCATAGATCGAACGCTTGTCCTCAACCACCCGCGCCCGCGCCATCGCGTTGATCAGCGCGCTTACCGGATCGATCTTGTTGTCCGGGTGCTCCTTGCGCGGGAAGATGTTGTCGTTCATGTCCACCCGCACCACTACATTGCCCATCGCCCACGTCAGCACCGGGTCTCCGTCGTAGTGGAACCGCCCCGCCAGCACCGCCGCCTCAATCTCTTTCATCGCCGGAGACAGATACTCGACCGTCTGCGGGATCTCGCACACCACATCGGCGCCGGTCTGCGCCTCCAGCGCCTGCCGCATCTGCTTCGCGCCCCACTTGTCAAACGCGATCGCCGCGAACTTGTACTCCGCCAGCTCTTTCTCAATCTCCCGCTGGATCAGGTCGAAGCGGATCTCCGCGCCCTCGTGCTGCACCATCCGCCCCTGATGCACCCAGGCCGCATAGTCCGCTGCATTCCGGCCCTCAATCGTCTTCGACTCCGGCACGTAATGCTTGCCGAAATAGTAGTAGTGCGCCTGGACGCCCACCTCGCGCCGGAACAGCTTTGCCCGCGACGTCAGGTCCACCGTCGCGCCCAGATCATCGCCCTCGTAACACGGCTCGCCGGCGAAGTCCTCAATCTTCAGCGTCGCGTCCGCGCACTTCGCGAACGCCGCCATGTTCATCCATCCGCTCGCCGCACCCACCCAGATGTTCAGGTGCTTCGTCTTCGCGATGTTCTGCAGGTGCGCGGTCTGGATCGCCCGGCGCATCTCCCGCGCCAGAAACTCGGGCTTGACGCTCACCCCATAGTTCGGGTTGGCCTTGCGCCAGATGGTCTCCTGCGTCCAGTCGTCCCCCACATCGATCGTGTAGATCAGGACAAACCAGTTCGGATTGTCGACCGTGCCCGCCAGCACCTTGATCGCGTCCTGCCGCATCGCGTAGCACGGACCCGATAGATTGCTTCCCGCCGTCGTGATGCACAGCAGCAGCGGCTGCTGCCGCGCGCCCATCCCCGTCCGCATCGTATCCAGCAGCACCGGCGTCAGGTGCTCATGCACCTCGTCGAGAATCGCGCAGCTGGGCGAAGCGCCGTCCCCAGGATTGCCCACCAGCGGCTGAAACCGGGAACCGTCCTCCTCGCGATAGATACTCTTCGCCGCCAACTCCACGCCGAAGTACCGCTGAAACTCCGGCGAGCGCTTTACCATCTGCAGCGCCGTGCGGAAAACCTCCCACGCCTGGCGCTCCGTCGTCGCGCCGCAATACACCTCGGCGCCAAATTCACCGTCTGCGAAGGCCAGCAGCAGACCCATCCCCGCGGCCCAGGTCGACTTCGCGTTCTTGCGCGGCTCCTCGTCGTAGACCTCCGTAAACTGCCGGAGGCCTGTTGCCTTCTCCACCCAGCCCATGATGCAGCAGGTTTTGAATACTTGCCACGGCTCGAGCTTCAGCAGCGTGCTATGCCCCGGCCGGGGTCGCGCCCACTCGCCCTTCACATGCGGCAGTTGCTCCAGAAAGCGGCATGCGAAGCTCGCCTTGCCATCGTCGAAGCGGTACGGATAATCGCTCCGCTTCTGCGCCTCCAGCGCGTCCAGATGCCGCTGGCAGGCCTGCCTCACATACAGGCAGGCCGAAACCCGCCCCTCCACCACATCGCGCGCGTAGCCGTGCGCTATCCCCGGAAAACTACTGCACTGTGCCTGCGCCGGCGTGCGCGCCTTGCGCTCTTTCCCCGGCGAGCGCGGCCCAGCCTTCGGGCGTGCGGCCGTCCGCTTCTTTGGCTTTTCGAGCTGCAACACGCGTTCTCCCCGTCGGCGTCAACCCCAACTCCGACGCATACGCCTTCGCCTGCGCCAGCAGACCGCTCGATGGCTTTGGTGACCTCCTCAGCGCCCTCTGGCAGCGGCATAGGTTCTCGACCGTCAGCCGGTCCGCAAACGTCATATCGACGTTGCTGGCCTCACCCTGCTCTACCACCTCGTGCCAGATCTGCAGCAGTTCTTTCGCCTCGCTGCTGTGATAGCCGGTCAGCCTTGTTGGCAGAAAGCTTGCCGGCGGATCACCCAGCGCCAGCGTCGGCCTCGCCTCATTCCCGCGATCTTCAAACCGCTTGCGGTTCTTCGCAGTCGCGCCCGTCGCCTCGTGATGCGCCAGCGACTTCCTCGGTCGACCTGCCATAAAATGCCCATCCCCGGCGTTCCTTAGCCCGCCACGCCGCCGCCGTCGCCAGCGACCCGTCCGCCGACCCCTCCAAACGCCCTGTTTTCAGCCCGATTGCTCCATTTTGTGGACACAAAAATCTTCCTTGCAAGCGCCCT